GCTGCACGCTGCTGTGCATCGTTTAGTGCTTTGTCATGCCTTGCGCAGTGCCACCCTTCTTCAACAGGAGTCGCGTGGAGGCAGGTGCGGCAGTTGATCTCTGCGGCAGCAGCATTGACTTGATTCACATGGCACACAGGAGCGTGGTCACACATACGGCACTGATACCAAGTAGGATCTGAGCTAATTCGCTGTGGCGGCGTACTTGCAAAGATGATTCGTTGGGCCTTGTCGAGTAATCCTTCTGCAAACACGGGATCAACCTCCAGACGTTCGACATAGACATCGTCGTTTTCTTTGCACACAGCCAAATACATGGCACGCGTAATACTCATCATGTGCATGTAGATTTGCATTTGTGCAAAGTGAAGTGGTTTGCTGTTCTTTACCTTCTTTGACAATAGGTCTGCGAAACTCTTTGTCGAATGCGTTTTGAACTCCAGCACATGCCACGACTTGGGTGCTTCTAATAAATTGATGGCGATGCCATCTAACGATCCACCAAAGTGACCGCCATGTGCTTGCACTCGAAACTGCCTTCCAGTTTCAGGATCAACTTCAATTACCGTTGCGCCAGTTCGACGTAAGTTCAAAACAAGTCGCGCCTCTTCAAGCTGCCCCGTTTCAAACAAACGCAATAACCGACCAGGATGCTTGGCTCGAGTAACCCACCGAAAGTCGAACCACAATGCTCGCTCGCACTCTTTACCAATGAGAGATGCACCAAGGTGAGTGCGAAACCCATCACCAGAATCTGATTCATACGCAGCGAAAATGGCCTCACGTGTTTGACTTGAGATGATTGGTAACTCAGCCATGCGGCAACTCCTGTGCTGCGTGTAACGCTCGCGCTCGATTAACGGCCGACGTCCATTTCTCATCATCGCAATCTGAGCGAAGGACTTCAATCAATGCATCCTTAAATCGTTCACGCTGATTATTCGGTTGATGTGCGTTGAGCTTGGCGATATGTTCGGTAAGTTGACTCATCTCCTGTTGCTTCAATCTCAGTGCAGTTTTTGCACGATGGAACCAGGCAGCGTCCAACGACTTCTTGTCGGTTTGACGTCGAATATCGGTGGTCGCTATCTGTATTCGAATTGAAGCGATTTCGTCTTGCAAGGTGATCACACGCTCCCGACAACCCCGCAATGTGCAGGGCAGTTGAAAGGGTGTGACCACCTGTGCGTACTCTTGCATGCTCAATCCCCTTTCTTAGGCCTGGCGCTTCCAAGGAAGGCCATTAGCTGCAGGCGTGTTGGTTGGCGCTTGCGAAATAGGCTGTGCTGGTGCGGGAACGAACTGTGCTGCAGGTGCAACAGTGGATGCGCCGCTACGAAGTAGATAACGAATAGAATTCGACTCGCCGTATTGGCCCTTCGGTGGACGAACGCGCACGTCAAGTGTCATGGGAATCAAATGCAACTGCTCTGAGTTACTCACCTGCATCTTGCCCACAGCGCGGCAGATCGAAGACAGCGTGCGCTGTGCAATTTGAACAGCATCAGGGTTTGCGTTAATAAGATTTAGTCGATCAAAAAGCTTGCGGCCTGCATACTGACCTTCCAAAATATCCAGCTCAAGATAGAGGTACTGACCAGCACCATCTTTCGTTACACGCATCTCGCTTGTCACGATGTGCCCAAGATATTTACCCGGTGGTAAAACTTCGTAATTGCTGCTTGGTTCAACTGCGTTTGCATCAAAAGTTTGTCCAAATGAAGCCATGGTGATTTCTCCTATTTCATGTACGATTGGTGGTGGTGGAATTGAGAATTGAGTGCAATGATTCAGGCATGGCCTGCGCAAAGGCGGACCATTCAAGAGGTAAGGTGTCGGGTAAGTCGTAACGGTTTTTTGCTAAAAAAGCAGGTCGCTCTACGGTGTGAATGACTCGCTCGCCGGATCCGACTGCACGACTAATTTTTTTGTTAAAACCGACATCACTTTTAACGGTGGAGATGCGGTAATTGGCAAACAAAACAATGTCTGAGTGTTCCTGCAATAAAGCAGCTGCACGAGCATGCAACTTAATGACATAACGATCGTATGGATCATGTTCGGGCGAATCAAAACGTTTGATATCGGTGTGCGCAATTTGAACTACTGCCATCCCACGGTCATCGCGCAATGCATTAAGGCCGTCGATGTATTGACGCCAAAGATTTAATGCCGCGACATAACCTTTGCCATACCCTGCGTCTTCAATCGACGACCATCCGTTATCACGGCAGGCCTTTGCCCATACGAGGGGTTCAAGCCAGTCCACGCTATCAATGACAACAGTCGCGAAGTCATGCTCTTCTGTATAAAGCGCACTGATCGCACCTAAGACATCTTCAAAGGTTCGCGACAGGGGAAAGTTAGTCGCAGCCAACGTACCCAAGCCATCTTCGGTCTGGATAAACACAGGCTTATTTGCCTGCGCTGCGAAAGTAGTTTTGCCAACACCCGCCACGCCGTGAATCAAAAGACGCGGGGCTTTAGGTTTATTGGCGCGTGTGAGTTGTGCAAGCGTGATAGCCATCAGACTGCCTCCCCAAAGGTGCTGTCGTTTGCAGCTTCTGGAGCAACGCCATCAACGATGCGCTCAAGCTTGTAGCTAGGCTTTCCAGTTTTAAGTGTTCTTGCAGGCTCGAATAACTGGCGGATACCAGGTGGCCAGGCGGTGTACTTTGACTCGGAAACTTTGATCTCAATGCCGACGTAATTTTCTGGGTCTTCGCCCCATTTTCGCAAAGACTCAACCGCTTCTTTAAGCTTGAGCTGATCGTATTCAGGACGTTTAGGCAAATCTGCAATGACTTGGTAGCCATCAACTTCAAAGCGAACCGTACCGGTGGATTTTCCCGCTTCTTGTCGGAGCTGCTGTGCAGTTGCGCCTACACGATTATGCAAAGTAGATTGCAATGCGCTTAGATACAGCGTTGCGGTTTCTTTTGCCGTTGATACCTGTTTAATTAAGCGATCAAGTTCTGGCAGCGGTAACTGTTCAAGTTCAGTCATATAAAGCTGGCCTATCTCGTCCAGCACATCAGTCTCAGTAAGCATGGGCACTTTCTCCTTTAATGTGAGGTGTTTTGTTTTGAGCCCATCTTTGCGATACGAAGTTGGGTACGAATTTCTGGTGGTTTAAGTGGTGAGCTAGAACGCATAGCTAAATAGCGATAGCTGTCATCACCTATCTTTTGACTAAACAAGTGCACCAAGCCCAGCTCACAGGCAATCCATGCACGCCGCGCAAGGGAGTGAATTCGCGCCCGCTCTTTTGTAGATAAAGCACTGCTGGCTTCAGAGCGGTCGCGTAGCAATAGTCCTTCGTGATACTGAATGCAGTGGCCAACTGAGGCACTTGCAATCCAGTCACAAAGATTTGCTTCGCTTGGTGGCGAACTGGGTATATAAAGTGGGCGCTGTCCTTGCGGATTTTCATTTCCTGATATGCCGAAATACATTCGGCTCGTTTCAAGTAGGTTCTTGTTATTCAATTCGGTATCTCCGGGCGTGAGTTGGCCTACCGCCTCCGCCCTGATGGGCGCGGCGTCTGCAGTTGTTGAAGGTTTTTACTGAGCGAGAGGGCTGGTTTTCTCAGCCGCCCCGCGATCGGTCAGGCGGCAGGTCGTATGCCAAACATGCGCAGGTGCATTCGCAGTTCGTCAACACGTCGGTAAAAAGTGGCAGTGGACATACCTGAGGCCTTAGATGCCGCAGGGAGATCCTGGTGTGAAGCAAGAAAATCAAAAAATTCTGCTTGTTCATCATTCATGTGTGCCAGAGCTGTCTCTAGGTCATGAAGAGTGTTTGAGTTTGAAAAGAGATCGTCGTCACCATCGAACCATTGCGGCCTGTAATGGACTTCGCTTGAACTGATCGGTGCGGCATTGTTGTCATTTTCCGCATCCTGCGCACGGTCCATACCAAGACGGACTCGGCTTATATTTACGATCTCAAGTGTGTCTACGTTTTCACCAGATGCAAATGTCAGACGCTGGAAGTCAGTTTTTCGGGCTTTGAGAAATTCGGAGGTGCTGTGTTCGGATACAAAACCAGTAAATGTCCCAGGACTGCCCTTTTCTGGATTAAATTGAGCTTCACGTTCCAGAAGGTCAAGTAAGATTTCCTGATATAGGTCCTCACGTTCAGAGGAACTCAGTCGTGCTGATACAGCGGCTCTGTATGTACGCGTCTTGGCTGCATTTATAGCAGCGCGGTAGTACGGGTCATTGGCGGCGTCACGGTTAAAGCGCGGACTGCTCTTAGCCGTGGTGTTTGAAGTATTTTTCTGCCCATCTTCGGTTGGCAACATGTCATTTCCTTTTTCGTTTTCGTGTACATGAAGCCATTGGACCGGAGTTACTTCATGAAATCACCGCAACTGCGGGAATTGCGACCGCAACTGCGGTAGCAAGGTATTTTTTTGTTTACTGTTCAAGGCTCTTTTTGGCGGCTGCAAATTTTTCTTGCAGCGTCCTTTCTGTAATTCCGGGCTTCTTGAAATTCGCCATTAGCTGATCGATCAACGCAGATTGAGTACTAAAAACAGAATGTGGCTTTCCTGCAGGTGACTTCATTAGGAATAAAGCCACCAGTCCGCCGATGATGTTCAGGTAGGTTGTTTCAGCTCTCAGTCCAAGGTCTTTTACGGGCTTGATCTGCTCATTGAGTTTTTCGATCTCGGTTATCAGCTCATCCCGCTCGACTCTCAGCTTGCGGTACTCATCCGCCGCTTTTTCAATTCGCGCCCGTAATCCATCGCGTTCGGCCTGCAACGCCTGGTACGCATCTTTATTGATGGCTGTATGGGAGTTGCGCTCAATCTCGTCAAACAAGAATGCAGGCTTGTCAGACGGAAACTGATCAGCGATCCATTCTTTAAGGTGCTGCCGAGAGATGTGCCGCCGCTCAGGTGCAACGTGCTCTTCGGTCGGCACGACTTTTCCGTTCTCTCTGCTGCATGGCAAAAGCCCCTTCACTATTGCGTCTTGTATCGCGCGACACCTTGGCTCCAAGCAGTTGATGTACGGGTGTTTCAGAATGCCCCTTGCAACTTCCGTGGACAAAGCAAGGTGTTCTTCCACCTCTCCTGGCTCGATGCCACACCACAACGCTGCAGCAACCGGCACGCGATACACCGTGAAGTAGGACTGGACTGCTTCACAACTGTCGTTTTCCCATGTTTTTTTCATATTTTTCTCTTTTCATTTAAGTGCCTTTGGCAACATTCCAGTTGATGTGACAGACGTTGTGTCGTTGGTATGAGTCGGAGACGGCGAAAAAAAGACTGCCGTAAATACCAACTGAATCAACCCGCTTAATCATTTCTCGGCCGGCTTTGAGGGCTCCATGTCGCTTGCACCAATTGCGATGGCTCGGGTCTGCAGCTCCCTAAAGATGCCCTC